TGACAATAGAAGAAGTGGAACTGAACGAATGATTAATACTAATTTGGATGAGTTCTTTTCTTCTGTAGTTCCTAACGCAGATTTAATGAGAGATTTAACAGCTACTTATCGAAACACAGTAAGTGGAATTAAAAAAGTAGACGATTATAAACAACTGAAAAAAGGTATTATTGAAGCGAGAAAACAATCAGATCAAACTATTGCTCAAAAGAATTTACCTGAGAAGATAACTGAAACATTAAATTTTGGCGAGGTGTCTACTCCTATTAGAGTTGGATCTCAGAAAAACGTAAGTGAATTTATGGGATCCCGATCTTATGATGTTATTGCAGCAGAGAATTGGAAAAATATGAATACTGCTCAAATAACTTCACGTTTACTTAATTTAATTAAATCAGGTAAAATAAATAAGGAAGAATTATTTGATGCAGGTATTTTAAAGCTTAATGATAAGATGCAACCTATTGGGGGTTCTTTAGTTGAGATGCCAAAAGAGTTTAAGAATGTTCAAATTAGTAAACAAGATATTCTTAAAATGATTAAAGACAATCCTTCTTCAAGACTAAAAGTAAGTACCTACGGAGGAGGTCGACAACCTCTTGGCGATGACTTTTTTGATCTATACGCTTCGACGGATAGAATGGGTAATAGTATTAAAATGATAGTCGAAGAACAAATATTTAAAACAACGAATACGGCACAAAGATCCCAGTTATTAAAAGTACAAGAAAAAATTAAACAATTGGAAAAGGGATTAACTCATAGAGCTAGTGCTACTCCAAGTAGACAAAGTGAGATAAAAGGTTGGGGAGATGATTTAGAGATATTAACTACGGCTCTACCTAATTTACCAGTTGGTGCTCAGCAAATTTTAAGAGGTTATATAACTAATGTTCAAAAATTAAAACCTTATGTAAGTCCTCAGAAAAAACGAGATTTTAAAGGTACCACAAAACATGATCGCGATACATTGCAAGGAGGACATGACTATCAAGAAAAAGTAATTTATCTGGACGAGTCTATTCCTTTAAATAAAGACAAAGGAAGAGCAGTTTATTCCGTGCATTTTAAAGAATCTAATCCACTGGTCCATGTAAGATATAAAACACGATATAATGATAAGGGCCAACCAGTATACACTGTCGAAGAAATCCAATCTGATACTCTTCAAAAATACTGGGGGGAAAGTGGTAATAAAGAAATGAGAGCTGCGATGAGTAGTCCTTTTGGTAAAACTTTAGTAGAATCTATTATTAAAAGAAAAATGAATGAGTTTAATGAATCAATGGCTCCTTTATTGAATGCATCTAAAAAAAGATCTTTAACAGATTCTGAAATAAAAACTTTACAAAAACTCGAAAAAGAAAAATCTTTTTTAAGAAAGTATTTTGTAAAATCAGAGCTAATGGATGAAGCGGCTATAAATAAAATGGGTCAGGTAATTAAAAAAGAAATGAGAGCTGAAGTTGACTGGTTTCCTTATTTGAGATCTTATTGGGAACTAGGACTAAAAGCGATGGTTGATGATGCTATTAGAACTGGTAAACGAGGTGTGAGTATTGTTCCGGTTATTAAAGGTAAACACTATAGTGCAGCTGGGGGAACAACAGCAGACAAAGGACACTACTTATATTACGGAGATAATAGAGGAACAAAACTTAAAGCGTTGGATCAAGAAGCGTTACCTCCTCCAGGTAAAAAAAAATCTTCGTCTCTGGCAGTGTATCCTAAAACTTTAGAAAAAATAGCTAAACAAATAAAAGCTGATCATGGAATAACTTTAAACGTTAAAAGAACAAAAATGTTTAATGAGCCTTCTTCTGCAAATCGTCCTTATCAGATTGTAGATAATGAAGGAGAACTTATTGCTTCTTTTAAAACAAAAGCTAATCGAGACTATATATTAGATAAAAAAAATGCAGGACACTCTGAAAGAGGTACAGTTGATTTTCAACAAAGATTTGAAGCAAAAGATATTACAGCGGGACCTAAATCAGACAAAGAAGCTTTTTGGGGATACACTTTAGAAATACCAGAAAATGCAGCTAAACAATTACTGAAGAAGAAGATGAGATCTTACCGAATAGGGGGATTGGTTGCAATACAGCCAAAAAGAGAGTATTTTGCTCCTATATTTTAATTATGAAAAACTTAGCTAAATTAAAGTTGCAACAAGCCCAGATGCAAGGTAAAACAAAACCTATGCTGTCTGCACGAACGGCAAGAGCCATTCCTCAGATGAGAAAGGTAGCTAAACAATTGACGGGTTATAATAAAGGCGGAAATGTGTTAAGACCTAAACCCACTTATAAAGGAAAAATTTTACAAGAAAAACCAATTAAAAAAATTAAGTTAGGAATTGTAGGAAAAGCGTTACGAGGATTTGGAAAAGCATTAAGTTTAGAAAGAGGGAGATAATGGCAGACCCAAGAAATTTAGTAGAAGTTGAAGAACAAGAAGATCTAGAAATAGAAACACCGGAAGGTTCTATTAATGAAGACATTGATGTAATTGAAGACGAGTCTGGTAATGTTTTAGCAGGTGAGCCAGCTCCCGAATTACCACAAGAAGATTTTTATGCAAACTTAGCAGAATTCATGAGCGATCAAGATTTAAAACCTCTTGCATCCAAATTATTAGCTGACTTTAAAGATGACTCACTAGCTAGAAAATCTTACATTGAAACTTACACTAAAGGATTAGATCTTTTAGGATTTAAATATATGGATGTCACTCGACCTTTTATAGGGGCTTCGGGTGTAACGCATCCATTACTAGCAGAAGCAGCTACACAATTTCAAGCTCAAGCTTTTAAAGAATTATTACCATCAGAAGGACCAGTAAGATGTCAAGTGGTTGGTAAAGAAACAGCGGAGACTATTAAACAATCTAATCGTGTAAGAGATTACATGAACTATCAGATTACCGATGTAATGGAAGAATATACTCCTGAGATGGATCAAATGTTATTCTTTTTACCATTAGCAGGTTCTACTTTTAAAAAAGTTTATTATGATCCTGCAGTACAACGATGTAAAGCAACTTTTATTCACGCCGAAGATTTAGTTGTTCCTTATAATGCTTCGGATCTTTATGAAGCAGAAAGAATCTCTGAAGTTCAAAGAGTAACTAAAAACCAAATTAAAAAAAGACAAGCATCTGGATTTTATAGAGATGTACAATTACCAGAGCCTTTCTTCAATGAAGATAGAGCTAGAAAGAAATATCAAGAATTAGAAGGAGTAACTCCACAAAAATATCAAGAGCTATATAATTTTGTAGAAATGCATGTGGATTTAGATTTACCGGGTTATGAAAGTTCAGACGGTGTTAAAATTCCTTATATTGTAACTCTTGATCAAGATAGTATGACTATACTTTCTATTTACAGAAATTACAGAGAAAACGATCCAGCTAAAAAAAGAATTCCATATTTTGTTCATTATAAATTTCTCCCTGGCTTAGGCTTTTATGGCTTTGGCCTTATTCATATGATTGGTGGATTATCTAAAGCAGCAACTGGTGCATTAAGACAGTTACTAGATGCAGGTACTTTAGTTAATCTACCAGCAGGATTTAAATCACGAGGATTAAGAGTAAGAGATGATGCGGAACCTTTACAACCAGGTGAATTTAGAGATGTAGATGCACCTGGAGGAAACATTAGAGACCAATTTCAATTACTTCCTTTTAAAGAACCAAGTCAAACTTTATTTTCTCTTTTAGGTTTTTGTGTAGACGCAGGAAGAAGATTTGCGGCAATTGCTGATTTACAGGTAGGAGATGGTAACCAGCAAGCAGCTGTAGGTACTACTGTTGCATTGCTTGAACGAGGATCAAGAGTAATGTCAGCTATTCATAAACGTGCTTATTATTCTATGAAAGAAGAGTTTAAAATAATGGCACGAATATTTTCAGAATATTTACCTACTGAGTATCCGTATAATGTAGTAGGGGGACAAAGAAGTATTAAAGTTGCTGACTTTGATGACAGAGTAGATGTGATTCCAGTGGCAGATCCAAATATATTTTCTATGGCACAAAGAGTTACTTTAGCCCAAACAGAATTACAATTAGCTCAAGCTAATCCACAAATTCATAATATGTGGGAAGCTTATAGAAGAATGTATGAAGCGTTAGGTGTACGAAATATTGATTCATTATTACAACCTGAACCAGAGCCACCAAAGCCTATTGATCCAGCTCAAGAAAATACTGCAGCTTTACAAATGCAGTTACCTAAAGCATTTCCTGAACAGAATCATGACGCTCATATGAATGCCCATATGGCATTTATTAAAACTAGAATGGTTCAATCTAATCCTCAAGTATATGCTTTATTACAAGGACATATTTCTGAACACGTTAGTTTAAAAGCTAAAAAACAAGTATGGGAAGCATTTATGCAACAACCTGAATTAATGCAATTACAACAAACTAATCCCGAAGAATTTCAAATACAATATGCAGCAGCTGTTGCGGATCAGGTTGTATTATTAACTAATGAATTAGTTACTCAAGAAATGCAGTTTTTAGGTAAAATGAACCAAGATCCATTAGTTATGTTAAAACAAAGAGAACTAGATTTAAAAGCCCAAGACATTCAACGTAAAGCAAAAGAAACTGCTGAAAGATTAGAAGTAGAAACTAATAAATTCCACGCACAACAGAATATAGCTGAAGATAAACTAGACTTGGCAGAAGAGATACAACGTGGTAAACTAAAACTTCAAAAAGAGCAGGTCGAACAAAAGGGAGATAAGTAATGGCATATAAAGGCGTCCACGACACGGGAGCAGTCTCCCAAACACCAGGAAGAACAACTGGAACTACTACAGGAAGACCTAATCCACATACAGATACAGGATATTCTCACGTAACAAAAACTACTAAAACTCATACAGGTGGTAATGGCAATACTACAGGTACAAGTGGTACAGGTCCTAAACATAATCAATGGAAAGATGATACACCTTATAAGAATCCTTTTCCTACTCTAGGTCCCCTAACTTTTGTAGGTAATCTGGCAGCAAAACATGCTTATAAAAGCAGACAGAAATATGCAACTAAACATGGATTAGCAAAAGAGTATTACATTGGTAATAAACATAACATAGATCCTTCAAAACGAACTTTAAAACCTAATTCACCAGAAGGAAAAGCATTTTTAAAAGAAGCTGGTTATGGTAAAACAACACCTACACAGACAGATAGAGATA